AGTTGGGCTTGTAGCTAAAGCAAGGACCGTACCACTTCCAGTTGTAGAGTAACTTGTACCCCAAGCTGTTCCTGTGCTATTTGCAATACCAGCAGCAGGATAAGTCATTGTTGCGCTATTTGTAACAGTAACTGCGCCAGTTGCGCCTGAAATACTAATGCCAGTTCCTGCAACTAAAGAGGTAACACCAGTATTGGCAATAGTAATAGAGCCAGCAGCATTGGTAATTCCAATCGCTGTACCAGCCGTTAAATTTGCTCTAGTAAATCCTGTTCCGTTACCAATATCTAAAGCACCGTTTGCAGGAGTGCTAGAAAGCCCTGTACCGCCATTGGCAACCCCTAAAATACCAGTAACACCAGTTGTTAAAGGCAAGCCTGTAGCGTTAGTTAAAACACCACTAGCAGGGGTTCCTAATGCAGGAGTGATAAATGTAGGGCTGGTATTAAATACTAATGAGCCTGACCCTGTTTCATCGGTAACTGTTGCTGCTAAATTGGCAGAAGTTGGGGTTTGCAAAAATGTTAGCATTCCAGTAGCTAAACCAGTAACGTTTCCGATTGCCGGAGTAATCGTTGTATTGGTAACACTAGTAATTTGGCCTTGAGCATTTACTGCAAATACAGGGGTTGCAGTTGCTGAACCATAAGTATTGGCAGCCACACCAGTATTAGTAATGCTAAATACATAACCTGTAAGGGTTAAACCTGTTCCTGCAGAATATTGAGTAGAAACGGAGAAATTGCTCCAGTTCATAGCAGTAATGCCAAGAGTACCACCAGGCTGTGCAGAACAATACCAAGCAGAACCAGCTTGTGAACCGTATTCTATAAATACTAATGCGCTGACATATTGCGCCCAAGTTGTAGAACCAGTTGCATAAGTCCATGCGCCAGTATTAACTTGATAAATGCCGTTTTGAGCAGCATTTGTTTGGTTTTTAACCAATACTGTATTACCAGCAACAAGACTTACTCCATCGACTGTTTGCAGCCCTGAAAGAGTAATGTTTGTGCTTAATGTTGCAGCTGTTACTGGATTTTTCCAGCTAATACCAGCAGCATAAGATTGAAGTGTTAAGTAATTAACAATATCAGTTGGATTAGAAGCGTTTGTGCTAATAGTGCCAGTTGTTGTAGCAATATTAGTAAAAACCCCAGTAGAGGGGGATGTCCCACCAATCGGAGAGCTATTTAATGTGCTATTGGTAATAGTTAAACCGGATTGAACAGGATTGGAAGTCGCATAAAACGCTTTCCCCTGACCAATAAAGGTTTGAAAATTGCCGTAAACATCAAAATACGCTTGAACTGGCAGTAGATTTTGGTCTACTGTTGAATTGGGAGCACCCATATTTAATCCTTAATAGGCAAAGCAATTTACTAAAATTACATCGCCAGCAGACATGCTTGCAGCAGCACCAGTTGTTACTGAGTAGCTAGTAAATGTAATTGAAGTTGCAGAGCTTGCTGTTAATTGCAAAAACAAATTGCTTCCGTTAGTTACATCAGCAGCAAATCCTAACCAACCATTAACGGCAGTTGGCAAAGTAATTGAACCTGAAGCTGCTCCACCGCTACCAACTACAATTTTAAATACCATTGTGTTAGAAGCTGAAATAGTAGGATTTGTACCAAATCCACTACCAATCGTAGGCAAAGCAGTAGAAGTAGCAATTAAATTACCACCCATTTGAAACACAGATGGATTAATAACATCGCCTGTTAATGGAGGGCTAAAAAATGTTCCTCCAGGACCTACCAAACCTAAACAAACCCCTTGAGAATTAAATTGAGCCTGAACAGGTACGGTTTGTACAGTTACGGTACTTGCGACTTGATTTGAGCTCATTATGAAATTCCTTCGCCAGGAGTGATTTCTAGGCTAGATGCTGTATCTGCAATAAACCAAGCATTAGGAGGAATACTGCTAAATACTCCTGCTGTATTAGCTGGAATAGTTAAAGTATTGAACTTTGGTGAACCCAATGCAGGAGCAATAACAACAGGAGTAACAGCAGCATCACTTGGCTCTTGTGGTTGCCAAGTAACTCTTACAAGTCCTGAAGTTATATTCATAATGCGATAACCGGAAGGGTAAACATTATTTGCAGATTTAACTTGTACTGCTGATGTACCCACCAAGTAAGTAGCCCCAAAAGGAGCAAATGCTGAGTTATAAGCCATTTTTAACTCCTTAGACTACGTTAGCAGGAATAGGAGAATCTTCGCAAGTTGAAACTTTTAGCAACAAAGAGCCAGCAGTTTGAGTAGCAGATGAGCCAGTAGAGTTTACTAAGCGCACAACTACTTGATTTGCTGTGTTTGTATAAGCATTTCCAATAGAAATACCAGTTACCAAGGCAGCATCAAATTGCGCTTGCACAAAATCGTTTGGCAAAACACCAGGAACAGTCAAAGTTACATCGGCTGTTGTACCTGAAATAGTAGTTGATGGAAGGGTTACTTGAACAATAGATTGGGCAATGATATTGCCACGACAAACAGTAGTCTTAGACATAATTTTTCCTTTAAATAAGGTGATTCAATTATAGGGTATATAAGAAAAAAAGCCACACTTTTTGGGCATGGCTTTTTCCTTTTTACTGCATGGTTACTTAGTATGCACCTGGGCTTAAGTCATATCCATATACATATACATCAACAGTTGCAGTTGCAAAAGCTGTAGAAATGTTTACATAAACAGTCTGAGCAGACAAAGCCGTATTAGGGTTAGTTGCTGAAGAAATGGTTACATAAGATGGAGTTGTTTGGCTTGTCAAAGCTGCAGCTGTCAAAACAGTTGAACCTGTTTTAGCTGGTGCAGTGTAGATGCCCAAGTTTACAGAAGCAACAGATTGTGTAGCTCCTGCGTTGTTTGCGTTAGCAACAACTACAGAAACAGGTACATAAAGTGCGCTGTTGTTGATTTGGACAGCAAAATCTGCTGCTGCTGCTGTTGAAACACCTTTAAGCACACCTAAAACACGCAAAGCCTGTTGGCTGTTGAGGTTTGAGGGATGAGTGGTATTTGTTACTGCTGGTCCTGGATTACTCATGATTTTATTCCTTAAATATTGTTAAAAGGGAAGGGCTTTCGCCCCTCCGTTTATTAGGCTGCTACTCGGCAAGCCAACTCTGGGTAGAGTGGAGCCCAACCGTAGAGAACATCCACACGAGTAGGAATTGAGTCATTGTTAATGGTGTATTGACGAACTACACGCATTGACAGACCGATTTCCTTGTCGCTTGCACGACCAGCAAAATGAACTCCCTCAGGCAATTCCAAGTCAGCCATAGCCATTGTGTAAGCATTACGATGCATAACAATGTTTTGTGGGGAAACGATACCGTTACCACTTGCATTGTATTGTGAAGCAAAGAATGTTACAGCAGCTGTAGAGCTAGATGAAGGAATGCTTACGTTTTGGAACTGACCACCGTAAATAACAGCAGGAGAAACAGTAACAGAAACGCTTGAACCGGAAGCAACTGATACAGCAGACTTAACTACGAATGAACGCAGTTTGTTTGTGCCGTAAGCTTGACGGTTCTGTGGGTTTACTGCGTACACACCAGCAATTTGGAATGTATCACCAGCGTTCAAGTTGATTGTGCCTGTGTTAGCAGCAGTCAAAGTGATTGTGGAGCTAGATGCCCAACCGCTATTCAAGAAACCAGCAGCAGTAGTTGTGTTTACTGAAGCAGTAACAGTAGAAGTTGAGAAGTTACCAAAAGTTTGAGACACGATGTTTTGGTCAAGCTTCCAGTTCATACCGCCTGAATCACGACCCATCAAGCCTTTTTCGTATTGCATGCCGATTTTGTCGTTAGGAACGAAAAGACCTTTCAAGCTATCAACGATAGTTGCTGATGTGAACGGCTCAACGATACAGCTTCTACGACCATCACGAGGAGCACCTTCAGAATCAAGGTAAGCCTGTGCTGACAAGTATGTATACAAACCAGTTGGAGGAGTACCAGCAGTACCAACGATGTTAGAAGTATTCAAAGCTGCTGTAGTTGTGCCGTCAAAGTCAATTTTGTTGGCAATAGCTGCAACTGCTGGCTTAAGGATACGGTCAGAGAACATATCCAAAGACAAAGCTAGGTCCTGCGTTGTAAATTGGGTATCAACGTGGAACTGAGTGCTCAAAGTAACAGGAACTGAAGTCTCGTTCAGGTCTTCTACGTTAAGTGCTGGGCCAGTTGTACCGATGAAACGACCAGGTCTACGAACGTTTACTGTTGCGCCAATTTTTGCGCCAACTACGGCAAATTGGTCATCATAGTTACGGTCTACTTCGGATGTAAATGTTAATTCGTTTTCTAGAACCATCAACGCTTCGTTGGTGATTTTCGAGATAGTTAATAAGGTATTACTCATTGTAATTCTCCAAAAAAATTAGGTTTATCTTATCTTACCAGCCAGCCTAGCAGCTTTCCACTGAGAAGGTGTACCCATAAATTCACCATTGGTGTCTACAAGAACATCTGCGCCAGCTTTGCCACCAGTCAAAGGACTAATAGGACTCGGTGCTTTACTTCTAGAAATATTGGCTTGTTTGGCCTGAGGCTTTTCTTCTGCCTTAGATTCAAACTTCGCTTCCAGTTTGCCTAATTCTTTAAGAGCTTTAATGACAGGCATTGCTGCCAGCTTCTTAGCAAATTCATCGTCTGATGCTAGTGCGTATAGAATTTGTGGTCCTACATCGCTTTCTAGAATGCTGTCTCGTATTTCATCTCTTACGATTACTTTACTTTTCGGCACTACATCATCCCAATCCTCATATTCGGCTTTCGCTTTTTCCAATTTAGCATTCCAGCTATCTTGGTTTTTGCGAGCAGCTTCTTGAGCATCCCTTTGCCTTAAAGCGTTATCAGCACTCCACTTCGCTAATGCTTCTGCATATTCAAAAGCATCATTGAATTGGCTTGCTGACGGTTTACCATCATCATAAACAGGCTGTGTTTGTTGTGCCTGTTGCTGTTGAGGGTTTACCCTGCCTTCCAACTCTTTTAGACGATTTCTAAGTTCAGCAGCTTCGGCTTCAGCTTCCTGAGCCCTTTTGCTTACCTTATCAAATCGCTTATTAAGCTTATCCTTCGGCTTTTCAGCTTTTACTTCTTTAGCTTCTTCCTCTGCTTCTGGCTCACTCTGCGTTTCAATTTGCGCTGGCTCTGAATCTTCCTTTACAGATTCAGCCTCAGGAGGCTCATTGTTATCAGCTAAACCTAATCTTTCTGCATAAAAGGTTGTTGCATTTTCACTCGTTACTACATTTCCTGCTTCTTTTACATCGGCCATGATTTCTCAAGCTCCTAGGTGTATATATACTGCTAAAAATAATTCTTGTCTATTTCTTTGATTCTTTTTTTGATTCTTTTATAGCTGACTTAATAAAGGCTTTTTGCCCTTTTAATTCATCCTTAGACATCCCTTGAAATGGATTGGAAGTTTCTGGTTCATATTTCTTTCCAGCTCTACGAGCCATTTCCTTCATCTTCCATTCTGTTACGTTTGCACCTGTTACTGTTGGCATATTGCCCTCCGATTGTTAAATACCACGTTCTATTGCTTCATCCAATGCAGCTCTTTGGTCTTTTAAATTCATTTGAGCCAAAATCAACGCTAATTGCGCCTTCATTTGTTCAATTTCTTTCTGAGTTTCAGTCTTAATAACGGTATCGTGGGCAATAGTATCAGTACGCAATTCACTGTCAGCTTGTTTAACAGCCAACTCCATCTGCGTTTTCTTAAGCATTGCATTGTCTTTTTGCTCTTCAACGCTTGCACGATATTTAATATCAAGCTGCATGGCTTGAATTTGCTGTTGTAATGCCTGAATTTGCTGTTGGCTCTGCTTAATCATCATCTGAGCCTGTGGCGGAACTTCAGACTTATCATCAATTTGCGCCAATGGGTTAGCAGCTGCAAGACGGTCAGCAATAATGTCCGCACCATGGAAGTCCATGCTTCTAAAGATTAAATCACCAGCTTGCTTCATTAAATCAGGGTCAGCAGGCAGGATTTGCAGTAATTGCTCTAAAGATTCTTGTCTACGAGAAGCATAGCCAGGACCTGTTTCCATCACAATATCGTATTCGCCTACGGTTACATCGTTTAGTACTTTTTCTACCCCATTTTCATCAACAGTTTTAGTGTTAATAGGGGTTAATTCGCCTTTGCCGTCTACTCCGATAATCCGCAATACTCTTTCTTCGCTGTAAACATAAGGAATAAGGTCTAAACAAACCCTTCCGCATTGACGAATAGAACGAGTCAAATTGTCGTAGTAATGGAAATTAGTCATATCGGTTTGCTGTTGCATACCGTTAATGGCTTTTCCTGACTGATTTCCGTTTGGTAATTGGCTTGGGTCGTAAATGCCGACTACTGCCATAAGGTCAGCATTCAAGCCTTCTAATGCTGTAACGATTCCTGCTGGAGGAGGTTCAGGCTGAATACGAGTAGGAGTAGGAGCCATGCGCCCCTCGCTATCCGTTTGTTTATAGCGTAAAACAGGCATGGATTTAATATTTGCCTGATTCCACTCCATTTCATGACCTTCGTCTTGACCTTCAGCCAATAGGAATTTAGCCTTTGGAGCAAGGGCAACGGATTCAGTAAGGGCTGTAGACCAAAAGTTATACATGCGCTGTGGGTCTTTAGCCATACGAGTAAGGCCAAACTTCTTACGTTTACTATCGACAATGAGTTGCTGACCGTAAACAGGAATAACTGGAATGTATTTACCAGCCCAATCTCTTTCCTCAAGCACTTGCATGCCTGTTAATTTAGCCCATTTAATCTGCTTTTTAATGGTTTCACGAATAGAAACAACATAAATGTCTTTCTCAAGCATTTCTGCTTCTGAAGGCTTTTCGCTTTCATAACAGGTTGTGCCATCGGACAATAAAAGCAATTTGGTGCGAGTTCTTACGGTATAAAAGTATTCAGCAATACGAATATCTTCTTTAGTAATCCACTCTGATTGGCTATCGCCTGTGCCTCTAGCGTTAAAACCACCACCATCATCAGCACCAGGATACATTTTCCTAAATGTTTCTTTGCTGATAACTTCGGTAATTAAGCATCTTTCAGCGTCTGAGCCATCAGGTTCTGTGGAATTGGGGTCAAAATAGACCATAAAAGGGTTTTCAATGCGCTTAATGTACAACTCTTGATACATTGACTTTGGGTTTGGGTAATCATGGATGACTCGCCAATAGCCCCAGCCCATACGGACCGCATAGGAAAACGCATTGTCATAGGCTGCATCGGCATCAGATTGGTTTTCAATATGACGCAAGATTCCAGTAATAACTTCAGCTACTTTCTCGTCTGACTCGGTATTCATACCATGAGCCTTCATACGAGGTCTTTGCTGTCTTTGTTGGTTTTCTATCTGACGGCAATAAGCGTCTACTTTGTTGATAGTGAGATAAGGTCTAGATTCAAGCAATCGGCTGTTTTGGATTTCAACAGGCCACTGGTCTCCACCAGCAAATTTTAAGTCTTCTAGGGCTTCAACACGATTATTGGAATCATCATCCGTACAAAATCGTAGGAAGTCTTTTGCAGCGTCTATAACCCCTGATTCATCATCATCAGCGTATTCGGTAGAATAAACACCACCATTGCTTTCAACATTCATTACCATAATGTGTTCCTGTTAGCCCATCCAACTGGAGATACTATAATCCATTGGCTTGCGTTTGACTACTTTCTTTTCCTGAATCATAAGCCCAATATATCTAAAAGCATCGGCTCCATGGGAATATTGGTCATGCAAAGGATTCTTGCTAAATGCTTTTGTATCAGGGTCTACATCGTACCGATAATGTCTTAAGCAATTTAATCCTGCTTCGGTCAGGTTTTTATCAAAATAACATGCGCTAAATATTGTTCTTGCAGCATTAATAGAATCAGCAATAGGGGTACGTTCAATAATCTTTACGTTATAACCAGCTGCTCTGACGATTTCCTCAATACTTCTGCCATTAGAAGCCAAAGTCCTATTTTGAGCATCATGGGGCAAATACAGAGTGTCGTATACATAACCAAAAGTCTGCATTCTAGCCAATATTTCACTAATAACAGTCTGATTGACCTCCATATACCGGAGCAATCGAGTTTCCATTCCTACAAATTGAACGAACCAAATCGCTGTTGAGTCCGCCCAACCAATATCAAATACAGCATGAACTGGCTTGATAGGGTCATAAGGCACATTACATATTCTGCCATCTTGCTCTGCCCTATTCATTTCTTTGGCAAAAATAGCTCCATCAATCGTAGAACGAGTAAAGCCTTCCCAAACGTTCTGATAAGCCTCAAAGTCCCTATTCATTAAGGATTGACGTTCTAAATCCAATACCGCAGGAAACCAGTTATTGTCAGACCAGTTTACCTTTTGAACTATTGCGCCATCAGGAGGGCTAATTACAAAGCGTTTGTATGTCTCATCGGTTGGCAGCTCTGGGTTAAAAGTAATCCAAATTTCGCTGTTTTCTTTACGAATCGTAGGAATTAAAACATCCCAGGAATGGGCCGTAACGTTATTTGCTTCCTCTACCCAGCAATAATCGATGCCTTCAATAGACTTTAAACCGTTGATATTGTTTTTTATGCCAGCAAAAATGAATTCTGTGCCATTTATGCCTCTAATAGAGGTTTGAGTAACCTCATAATGCCCTTGAAGGCCAAGGTTATAGATTTGGTCTACTAGCAGTTTATGGACAGAATCTTTAATTGAGGTCTGAAACTCACGAGCACATAGCACTCGAATGGTTCTTGTTGCTCCCATACAAAGAAGAGCTCTAGCTACAGAATGAGATTTTCCTGCACCTCTTCCGCCATAAAGCACACGATAACGGCTATGCTTTGGCTCGAATAAGCACTTTAATTTGGCTGGAAATTGAGGCCAAATGATGCCGTTATTGTCCCTCTTTGTTTCCATTAGGCTCTACAAACATTAAGTTGATGCCTTTTACGAGCTCTTTTCCATCAGGACCACTAATTTCTTGTTTTACCCTGTCAGAATAGTTCTTAGGGAATCTAGCAGCCATAGACCTAGACCATAATCCAGTGTTTATACGTTCTCCATCCTTATGCTCAATCAAGTAAGCATGGGCTGTTTCTTCCCACCAAGCTTGTGAAAGTGCATGTGCATCCTCCAAGGCATGACGAAAGTCTTCATGCTCATCTCTCCATCTGCATAAAGTTCTATATGAAACAAGGAGTTGCGCTGACATTTGCTCAAAAGATTTTCCAAGCATACCCAACTCTATGACCTTATCGCAATAGGATGGGTCATAGACGGTAGGTCTGCCGAAAGGTTTCTTTTCTTGGCTCATTTAGAGTTTATTCTGCACTCGCTTCAATGGTTGCTTCAGCAGGCACTTCTGCAGGAGCTGTTTGTGCTGCTACTTCAGCATTTGCTTTCATGATAATGCTGTCATGCAGTTTTTGCACTAATTCCATTGGAAGCTTACGCAATCCAGCAAGGATTAGCTCTAATTCAGCAGTTGTATGCTCAAAAGTTACTTTGATGTCTTTAATGTCCATTATTTCTTTCCTTTTTTAACAGTTGATTTCTTTGCTGCATTCTTTTCTGCATAAGCAATCGCAACGGCTTGTTTTACAGGTTTGCCTGCTTTTACTTCGGTTTTGATGTTTTCTTTAAATGCTTTAGGACTTGCTGATTTTTTGAGTGGCATGATTATTTACACTTCCAGTTTTTAAGTGATGCTTTGGCTCGTTCTGCTGGGCCTTTAGCGTTTTTAACAACACCTTCCATCCTTGCACAAAATGACTTTTTACGGCCTTCGTCAGCTTTTGTCTTTGGATTTGGGGCAGGGGCTTTCAAATTACTACCATTTTTGGCATTGTATTCAGCCCTACCTTTGGCAGTCATTCCTGCGCCTTTTTCGGTAGGATTGTAGGTTTTGCCTTTACCTGTAGTCTTATGAGGAATAGGCTTGTCATGTTTTTTGGTAGCCATGATTATTTTTTCTTAGCAGTTTTAGCTGATTGTTTAAAGGCTGCAGCAGTTGGTGCGCCTTTAGTGCCAGGCTTACGCATCTTTTCGACAGGCTTGCCTTCTGCCTTTTCTTTCTTGATGCGTTCTTGTTTTGCATGAATATTTGCATAGAGTCCAGGTTTAGTTGCCACTTTTTTGCTCCTTGTAGTTGCCTTTTTAAGGGCTGGTTTAACTTTTACTGCTGGTTCTTTCTGAAATTCTGCCCATGACTTTAATATTTCATCCGCAGTCATAGATTGCGGTTTTTTAGGAAAAGACGTAAATGGTCTTGTTTTAAGCCAATTTAATAGTTTTTTAAGCATTAGAATCCTCCGCAAAGCAAACGTCTTGCCAGCTCATAACAAGGTATTTAACCCCATTTTCATAGTAAGGAAAGTATTTAAGATATTCCTCGCCTCGGTCATCGTTCATAGTGCCAAAGCGAATTCTTGCGCCTACTTCGATGGGCATATCTTCTCTGCGACCACCGGATAGTTTCTTGCCAGGGCCAACAGCAACAACTGTACCCATGTTTTCTACTTCTTTATTATCAACAATAATAATGCTAGAAAGCTCACGCACGTCAGGTTTGACTACGATTTTGTCTGCTAATGGCTTTAATTTCATGATTTTTTAGGCCTTCCTGGTTTCTTTTTTGGTTGTTCTTCATGAACAGTAAAAGTTAACCCAGTAGTTATGGCTTCAATTACATGGTTTTTCAAGGGTTGCCATTCCCCACACCAATCGTCATTCGATTTGTTTTGCACAATAGGAAAACGCTTGCAGATGCCCATTCTTTCCCCAAAAGAAAAAAATCGACATAAATTACAAGTATCTTTATGCTCTTTTATAGCCACAGTTTCTCCGATTAATTGTGGTTAGAGAACCCCTAGTTTACCTTCACGTGCTAGGGGTTTTCGTTTTACATAGGGTCTTTTTCGTATTTATCTTCAGGTGCGTATGCTGTGCGCTTGTGCTCATAGCAAACACCTTCGGTACGACCAGTATTGAACTGGTGGTCAGCACCAATAGCATCTTCTTTACCCATCGCAACACCACCACGATGAGATTTTTCCATGCGTTCACCAGACATATCTGCCTTGCTTGCGCCTTTAGGTACTACTACACCCTTTGCTGGAATACCAGCAGTACTATTTGGGTCAGTTGTTTTTCCCATTTTCATCATTTTTAATTCCTTTTTTAGCTAAAAAGACTGCAAAAGCGCAGTTTAGTTATTTTGCCTTATCCATTACCCATGTCAAGCATTTTAATTAAGCGTATAGCAGCATCAACTGAGTCTATTCTGCTAATTGCTCCACCTCGCCAATTTTGCATAAATTTGACTTGGCTCTCGGTATAAGGTGCTTTGTCATTTCTTTTAATTTCACAAAGAACGCTATGTTTTTTGTAACCAATCAAAATATCTGGGCAGCCTTCGCCAACTCTAGAAAGGTTTAAAACAGAAGCCCCCAAAGCAATAAAGGTATGAATTATTTGGCTTTGGTTCTCATCAACTCGTTTACGATAATTAGTCATTTAGCAATGCCTCAGTTTTCTCAACAAGCTGCTCTGGTGAATACCCCCAATATTTAGTGAATCCTTTA